AGAAGCTTGAACCGCTGGGCGCGCTGATCGCGCAGGATCCTGCCGCGTTTGTCGGGACGGACGAACACCACGCGATCATCAAAGCGCGATTGCCTGAGCCGTTCAGAGCGCTTGTAAATTGCGCCTATAAGCTGCATGGCTTCGATTGCATACTATGTGACGTCGGCGAAAGCAAAGCCATAAAGGAAGCTGTTGAACACGTCGAGCAGCTAGCCGCTGGAATTGCGCGCTGGATCTATGGGGACAGCGCCAAGATCTACCACCAGCCCGACCCGCGCGGCTGTCCGCTCTATGTCTCATGGGATCGCATGCCTGACAGGTTGCGCAGCGCGTTTGAACCTGAGCGCGGGCTGCCAATCTATTTGAAGCTATCCGACGATTGGCGCGAAGAATGGGAAGCAGATCCTGAATAAAACCCCAACCCTCCCGACCGACTAGGCGGCGTTCACAGCGCCGCCTTTTCTATGCCTGATCAAATCGCGCACAAATCGCGGACAGCGCGCAGCTCGACGGACGCGCGGCGCTCGACGTCGGCGCGACATACCCCGCCTAAGAAATCTATTTAGGGGGGAGAGGCGGCAGGGCGCTTTAGAAAGCCCACCTCGCTAAAAACCATTTTGTATTATGAAATTTATGCACTTTTTGATATGTCGGTTATACGATCTGATATACGTGACTTACATATATGGTTGACATATATCGCGACATAGAAATTAACATAGTATTTATAGAGCAAATACTATTGCTCTAATACAAATACTGAAATAGCTGGCTACGCCATTTATTTCTGCTTATGCCACCCTTCGGGGGCTACGCAAAATAAAAAGCTATTTGACCCCCACCCCCCTAAACCTTTATGAAAAACCAAAAACCTAACAACCGCCGCCACTTTTCTGGATATTGGAAAAAGATCTGGAGTAGGAACCGCGAGAACATGACTAACCATATCAACAATCTGAACCGCCAGAAAACCCAGGCGAGTTTGGAGAGGGTGAAACTTGTAAAGGCAATCATCAGTAACTTGCCCAAAGAACCCATGACGGCTAGCCGCCTTCGGGATCAGGTGTCGGAGTATTGGCAAGAGTTCTATGGCGATGAAATGACCACCACGAAAGCTTGGTGCCTTACCAGACTTTGTATCAAGCATGGTCTATTCCTAAGACAGTCCAACGGAATGTATATAATTAACGTTGACTAATGTTGATAAGTATGTGAATAAGTTTATTCATGATTACAAGTGAGTCAGATGACGAGCAGCTGGAAGCTATAATTGAAAAAGCAAACGCGGTTTCAAGTAACCTAGTTACGGCGTATGTAGCCATCATGTTGGATCTTGATGTAACTGAGTCAGATAGGCGCAACTTCAAATGGATGATAGATGACGCGCGCTCTCTGGTTCAGATTGTCACAAGTTTAACCAATCTAAGAAACAACAAATGAATGAAGAAATAGAAAATGAATGGAAAGCTTTTGTAGATGGATTAACACCTGAGCAAAGAAAAGAACTTACGGACGCTGGATTTAACATATACGACATTAACGACGATGGTGTGCCAAAGCCGCACCGATACATTTACGACCAGGAAAAGTTTTGTAGGCCAATTACGATAAACGAATGGAAAGCGGATCTGAGAGACGAGGAAAACAATGATGGAGTAGTCAACGTATTGTCATCAATTATCGCTAAGGTAATAGACGCGCTAGATTGCACGACAAACAAAGAAGTTCTTATGCACAATGATTGCATAAGACTTGCGCTTGGGTATAGAACCTATAAGTCTATGGCTGACGTTGCCAAGAAATATGACGTCAAGCGAGCCACGATTTCCTGGCGCGTAAAGCAAATTCAGAAACGATTAAACATTGAACCAAGTATTTACATGCGCTGCACCGAAACCTGTGAGATCTCAAAACAAAGCGCCAAGCGCCGCAAGAAATGAAAGTAAGAGCCGTTGACATAGCCGAACGTTTAGGTCTTTCAAGACAGACCATTAACGCCTATCTCCGAGAAGGTATGCCAGATAGCAGCATTGAAGCAGCTGAAGCTTGGTATGCCGAAAAGATGACCAGACGGACTGATAACAGTATTGTCCCGATCAATGGTGAAATCGTAGATGAGGACTTTGCTAAGATCGTCGAAAAACACAGGGAATTAAAAGCTCTAGCATACGACCAATACCTTGAAGATCTACGCGAGCGATCTCCGCAGCAAGCCAAGTCCTATGCTACCTACGATAAGCTTGTTAAAACCCTAGTATCACTAGAAAGAGAATTACAAGCTCGGCAAATTGCCAATAGGGAACTTATCAAAACCCAAACGGCAATAGATACGTTTGGTAAAGTAATTCTTTCTATCCGTAATGAAATTAGTTTATTGCCATTAAAGGTATCCGCTAAAGCAAATCCTGACGCGCCAGGAACAGCCATGAAAGCAATAGAAACAGAAGTGAATAAAATGCTTACGCGTCTAGCTGGTCAAGCTGATGACGTAGCAAATGAAATGATTGAAACACCTATTGAACTTCCTAAAGAAGAAATAACCGATACCATTGACGAAATCGAAACAGAATGAGCAAAGCATTTTCACATGAAAAGTCATCAGACGGAAAAGATGAATGGTTGACGCCTCAATATATAACCGACGCTCTTGGTCCGTTTGATCTGGATCCTTGTTCTCCAATTACACCACCCTGGAAAATTGCAGAAAAGACATTTAATCAAATTACCGATGGATTAACTTCCGATTGGGGTGACTCAAGTGTTCGTGTGTGGATGAACCCGCCTTACGGAACGCAAACAAAACTATGGATGGAAAAGCTAGCAAACCATAAAAACGGAATAGCTTTAATTTTTTCCAGGACAGAAACATCAACGTTTTTCGACTACATCTGGCCTTATGCAGATAGCATATTCTTTTTCAAAGGCAGACTTTGTTTTCACCACGTTGACGGAACTAAATCAGACGCAGCTGGCGCGCCTTCGTGTTTGATCAGCTACGGACAAAACAATACTTTGGTTGTAATGGACGCTCTTGAGAAAGGTTTAATCAAAGGAATACTAATTTCACTTGATGGAAGCATGATAAAAACTAAATGATTGTTGATAATAAAACAGTCCAAATATTTGAAAACAATCTTAGGGCGCTTCTTGCCCCAGATCCTGATGGTGATATAATTGCATGGTTAGAAAAGAACGTTAAGAACATACCTTATTCTCCTCAGCAAGGACCATTTAGAATTGAGTCAACGCCATACTTAGCGCCTATACTTCGCGCGTTACAAGATCCTGAAGTTGAAACGATTGTCGTGATGGGTAACGTTCAATCTGGTAAGTCTATGATCCTAGAATTATGGTCAGCTTTTATTCCTTCTAGAACACCTGGACCAACGTTATTACTTCAAGACGTAAATGAGAACGCGCAAGATTGGCAGGAAACTCGCTTGCGCCCATTGTGGGAAAGCACACCGCCTACAAGAGACAGATTGAACAACAATCTTAAAAGCAAATGGAATACTACCCAATTTGATAGAAATGTTATTTGGGTATTAGGCGCTCACAATACTAAGAATTTACAACGGCGATCAATCAGATTTCTAGGTGGTGACGAGTGCTGGCTATGGCCTAATGGTGCTTTAACTCAATCGCTTGCGCGTAGAACAGCTTTTGCATGGCAAGGTAAATCTGTGTTCGTTTCTCAAGGTGGCGTGGATAACGATGAATTTACTAATTTATTTAATTCTACTGATCGTGCTGAATGGTCTTTCAGATGTGTTAAATGTGACTTTAGACAACCTTTTGAATGGACTCAGTTGAAATACCCAGAAAACTCTAAGACAGCAACAGGTTGGAATTTGGACGCCGTAAGATCTGGTTGTGAATATGAGTGCAAGAGTTGTAAGCATAGATACCTAGATAGAAATAGCGTAAGGGCTGAAATGCTAGCAAAAGCTGAGTACGTCCCAATCAATACATCAGCGCCTAAAGGACGTCGCGGATTTCATTTTAACGCTTTGTCTATGCTATGGGGATTGAGTTGGGGTGATCTTGCCGTTGAGTGCATTGAAGCCGCCAATTCAGAAAGTAATGCTGGAGATGATACCAAGCGTCGCGATTTCAAACAAAAGCGCCTGGCGCTATCTTGGAGTGATGAACCTGATGATGATGGCGGTGAAGTATTGCCTAGCGGTTATTTATTGGGAGAAGATTGGGTTGATGAAGCTGCGAGTATTAACAGCAAGGTAGTTGCGCCGCCGTTTGACGAAGATCAGTTGAAGAACACTAGTTTTATTAAATTAAGGTTTATGACTGTTGACGTTCAGCGAAAGGGGTTTTATATCTTGATAAGATCTTGGTCAGCAGATGGTAAGAGCCGTATTGTCCATTGGGAATACGTTGATACTTGGGAACAGGTAAGACAATTACAGGTAAGTTACAAGGTAGCTGAGATATTTACATTTGTGGACTCAGGTGATGGTCCAAACATGGATGAGGTTTATAGAAATTGCGCGACCTACGGCTGGAACGCCACAAAGGGATCTGGCAATACAGACTTCCCCTGGAAGGTTCAAACGCCCTACGGAATGAAGATTGCCTATCGACCTTACTCACCAGCCAAAATAGCACAGATTGGAAAACAGTCCTGTCGGGTGTTCCATTATTCAAATTTAATTTTAAAAGATACGCTTATGCGACTTCGCAAAGCTGGACACCATACTTACGCGTCGAATTGCGGGGACGAATACCGAAAGCAAATGCAATCCGAGCATAGAAGCCGAACCGAGACAGGTAAGCCCATTTGGTTGCAGATTGGAGATCGCCCAAATCACCTATGGGATTGCGAGACTATGGGCATTTTGCCAGCTTTAATGGCTAAATTGATAGGTAAGGGTAAAAATAAAAACGCAACTAACGAAAAAGCTGTTGACAAGCCGCCTGAGTCATAAAAGATGAATTTAAGACTGTTACCTTCTTTTTTCTCCGTAATAATAGTGGCTGTTGTTATGGTGGTTGTTCGGGAGGTAACAGTCTCTTTTCTTTGACTATTGGCTAAAAGTTATGGCTTTCGTTCATTATCGCGGTTCTACTTCACCAAAGGGTATATTCATGACCCTTACTCTTGAGCAAATTGAGAACATTAAAAACAAAGCTGCTGAAATTGTTGCTGAAGGAAAAACTATCATGGAGTATAAAGATAGTGGATCTGACATTCGTAAAGATTGGCCTATTGATCCACCAACTGTTCTGCTTGAATGTCGCTATGCGTTGCAGATTAAAAATCCAGCCGTATATGGTTCTATTGATAGAACTAGGGTTGGTAATATGTTGAATAACTTTAGAGGACTTTAATATTTATGGCGCGCAAACCTACTACAAAAAAACCTAAGATTGGTGATAAGTCACCAAATCTGAATAAGCAAGCTACAGGGGGGCCAGGCATATTCAGTAACTTCGAGTCGGCAAAATTCAGCAACAAGCGTTCTTGGATCTGGAGTTCGTGGCCTACAGATTTCAAGAAAACGATGACAGTTTTCGATCGGCTCGAAACAACGCGCAAAATGCGTTGGTTGGAGTTGAATAGCGGAATTGTAAGACAAGCGATTGATGACAATGCAACTTATTCCGTAGGAAGTGGTATTACCGCACAAGCTAGAACAGGTAATTCAATAATTGATAAACAACTTGAGGACTATTTTCACGATTGGGCTAGAAATAAGTGCGATATTACAAATAGATTTAATTTTTACGAACAACAGTTTATTGTTTGCCGTTTGATGGATCGTGATGGAGAGATCTTCCCAATTAAGACCCGCGACGAATATGGTCGTTGCAGAATACAGCTAATTGAAGCTCATAGAGTTTCAAGTAATCAATCTGGCGCCCCACCACCTAGCGAAGTGGACGGAATTACATTTGGTAAATATGGAAAACCAATATTTTATAACGTTATCAAATCAGACGGATCTAGTCGCAAGGTTCCAGCTAATGCTGTAATGCACGTATTTGAACCTGAGCTTGCCTCAGGCGCTAGAGCTTACTCTCCGCTTCAACATAGTATCAATAACATTGTTGATATGCTTGAAGTTCTGAGTTTAGAGAAATTTGCTGTTAAAATGAACAGCGATATTGTCAGAACTTTAACGCGCGAAACAGCACAATTCGATGGCGCTCAATCTGACTTTGAAGCGTTTGGCATGCGCCCTCAAGATTATCAAGGCGATGGCGTAACAAACCCAAATGAAGCTTCCACATTCATTGGAGGTAAGATTTTAGCATTAGCACCTGGTGAACGTCTTGAGTCTTTTCAATCAAATCGTCCAAATGCTACGTTTGTAGGTTTTAACGAACATTTAATTCGCGACTCACTTGCTGGATTTTTACCATACGAATTTACTCACGATCCATCGAAGGCAAGCGGCGCTTCAATGAGACTTATTGTTGCAAAGGCAGATCGCAAATTTCAAAAACGCCAAAACGTTCTTATCAATCGCTTCTTAACGCCTGTATGGTGTTATGTTATTGCCGATGGTATTGCTAAAGGTGAATTACCTGAATGTGAAAATTGGAATAAGGTAATTTGGACAACACCTAAGCGCGTAACTGTTGACGCTGGACGCGACGCGGCACAAAACCGCGCCGACATTGAGTTTGGCCTAAAGACTCTCGGTGAAGAATGTCAAGAAAACGGAGAACACTTCTCAACTATGATCCAGCGTCGTGCTATTGAAGCTGCCGAGATTAAATCTATGGCAGAACAATACGATGTTCCTCTTTGGATGTTATATAAACCATCTAATACAGCGTTATCAGATATTACTGAACAAGATAATTCTACAAATGTAGAAAAAGAAGATGAAGATGAAGTAGTTTCAGTTAATGAATTAGAAGAAACCGAAGAAGGGGAAGAAGTTGAAAATGATTATGAAGCTGAGGACGATGAACTTCAAGATCCAATGGGAGACTAATTTATTTTATATAAAATGAAACATACAATGAACCATATTAAAACAGCATTTACAAATAATAAACCTTTGATGATTAAACCATCTATTGCATTAGCATACATGGAGAAAATCGAAGAATTAAATGTTCCTTTTGAAAAAAACTTTTCTGAAGTATCTCAATTTATGGAATTGATTTTTGGAAAACCGCCTATGATGGAAAAAAACGGATCAGTAGCCGTAATTCCTGTTAAGGGAGTTATTGGTAAAAATCTAGGTCAATTAGATAGACTTTGCGGCGCTATTGATGTTGATGATATTTCATCTTGGGTTGATGAAGTTGCACAAGATCCAGAAATTAAAACTGTTGTGTTTGAACACAATAGTCCAGGTGGCACAGTAACAGGCGTTCCAGAACTTGCCGCTAAGATTAGAGCTTTGGGTGCAATTAAAAATACGATTTCATATACCGAAACCGATTGTCACTCAGCTTCCTATTACCTGGCCTCTCAATCCAATCAATTCCTGGCTACCGAGTCATCTGAAATTGGTTCAGTCGGTGTCTATATGGCTATTCCTGATTACACCGAAGCTTTTGCCAACGAAGGTATCAAAATGGAAGTAATTAAATCTGGTAAATACAAGGGTATGGGTATCGAGGGGACGTCGTTAAGCAAAGATCAACACGATTTCCTTCAAAATGATGTTACTGAAACCCATAATACGTTCAAAAAAGACGTTAAAAAGGTAAGAAGCATGATTAAAGACGAAGATATGGAAGGCCAATCTTTTAGCGGTAAAAAAGCTGCCGAGAAATGTATGATTACAGGTATTTGCAGCAGCTTAAACGAAGTCCTTGAAAGAGCTTCAAATATCGAATAATTTGACAATAGGCAATTATTACAATGAGCATTGAAGAAATCGTTACCAGCTTAAAAGACGCACTCTCAGGCAAGTCTGCCGAAGTTGAAAATGCGCACAAAGAAGTATTAGCTGCAAAAGAATTAGCAGCCGCAAGTGAAACAAAACTTAGCGAAACATTAGCGCTTGTTGATGGTCTTACAGCAGATAAAAACGCGCTGTTAGCAAAGATCACAGCACTTGAAGCTTCAGTATCAACTCTCGCTTCAGAAAAAGAAGCAATTTCAAAACAAATTGAGTCAGCTGGTAAAAAAGCCGCTTCTATCGTAGCTTCCGCTGGCGTAGATCCTGTAGAAGTTTCACCTGTCAATATGAACGACGCTGGAAAGAGCGACGAAGAAATTTCTAAAGAGTGGGTTCTTATGAAAGAAAAAGATCCCAAAGGTGCTTCCGAATTTTATACTAAAAACCGCGCTGCGATTATTCGCGCCGCTGGAATTAAATAATCTCAACCCCATATAATTAAAAATTATGTCCAATAACATCGGTGGATTAACACTCCAACTAGTTGCTGAAGAAAGCTTACGAACCCTGGTTCCACAGCTTCAGCCGCTCACAAAGATCGCAGTAACTGATTTCGGCGCTTACGTCGCTGAACGCGGAACTACTGTCCACACTCGTTACGCTGGTAAATTTACCGCCGCTAACTACAGCAAAGCAACAGGTTTCGTAGCTTCAGACGCTGTTTCTACAGACGTTCCTGTAACCTTAGCTGACCAAAAGCACGTCACTATTGAATTTACTGACTACGAAGTTGCAACCCTTAGCTTAGATCGTCTGCGCCGCCTTTTCATGGCACCTATGGCAAATGCCGTAGTTAAGAGCTTGTTCGACCAAGTTCTTGGTAAAGTTGACGGATCTTTCGCTTCAGGTTACAATGGAACCATTGGTAACTTCAATCGTATTGCTGTAAGCAATATCGCTAAATCATTAACCAAAGCAAATCTTCCTCAAGAAGGTCGTTCTGCTTTAGTTTCACCTGACATTTATCAACAATTAGTTAGCGATCCTGCTGTTGCACAAGCTTTCTCTATCGGAACTTCCGACGTTATTCGCGGAAATCGCTTGGGAATGATACATGGCATTGATTTCTACGAATATAACGGCTTTGAAGCTTCTGGCATTGACGCTACCCTTAATGGTGTAGTATCTTGCAAAGAAGGTTTAGTTGTTGTTACCCGCGTTCCTGCTGCACCTACCACAGGTGGTGGCGAACAAACCATCGTAACCGATCCAGATAGCCAATTCTCATACGCTCTCCGCTATTGGTATGATTGGTCTGCTGGCTTGCACAAACTTAGTGCAAATTGGTTAGTTGGTTCGTCTAAGGGTAATCCTGACGCTCTCCAACGCATTAACCTCACCGCGTAATTTTAGGACTTGTAGTAGTCCTATCGCGCCAATGCAAGAAGGCGGCTCAAATAAGAGCCGCCTTCTCTGTTTTTGGACATTTGGCTATAGTTATGTCAGACATTTGGACTACGTTCACTTCTGACGCTCTTTCTATCTTAAATGAGATAGGTAAGAACGTCACCATCAAAAAAGTTCCTGCTGGAACACCTGTAGCGCTAAAGGTGATGATTTCATCGCCTATGGTATTACAGGATTTGGAAACAGGTGGTTTCCTTAATTCTACAACTTTTGAAGTAAAGGTTCTTAGGACAGATCACAACAATAATCCTGGCCTTGCAGCTTATGGTAACATTGTTACTTATAACGACCAAGACTATCGAATTGTGGCTGTTGCAGATCGCCCGCCTTCCGCTTGGGTTATTATGAGGGTTCAAACAAAGGAACAATGATAATTAAGGTAACTAAGGGCGTAGTGGTAAATATGCAAGAGTTTCAACAGACTCTAGCGTTGTATATTGCTGTAATGGCTCAATGCGCCTCTAAGTTAATCCGTAAGCAAGCTAGGTTATTCTGCGATGATATGCTGGACTATACCGAACCCACGCTCGATTGGTCAAAAGGGTCTGGTAAGGGCTTAGCGGCTCAGAAAAAGGGCATGGGGATTGTTGACGCACAATTAAGAAAGCTATTCACCCCCCTGGCGTATGTTAAAGCACCAGAAATTTACTCTCATGGTAAGGAAGCTGTTTTTTATGCTTGGGTAAGACTTAGACGTGAAAACAATGACCCAACTTTGCCTAAATGGTTAAATGAAGATCCGTATGGTTCGGAAGGTTCTAAAATGTGGAAAAGATTTAATAAATGGAAATTTGCTAAAGAAGGTCATAGTGCAAAATCTGTTGATTTTTCACAATTATATAAAGGTGATTTGAAATCAGCACATGAAACAAATAGAGGGGGAACTAAGACTAGTCTTTACTTCGACTCTATGGAAAAAAATGCTAAATACACAACCTATGCTGTTGATAAAGCCGCTTTAGACAATTACTCCAGACAAGTCCAGAAACGCGTAGGCGAGCTTAAAGCAGCTTGGTATGGCGCTGGTAGTCAACTTGGTAGTATTAGCGCCCCCATGTGGATTAAAGGAAATCAATGGGGTAGAGAGATATTTATCAATCAACTTGATGATAAAAGTATGCCAGCCGTAACTGTAGGAAATATGAGTCAAGGTTTGCACGTTGAAACAAAGAATAATTATAAAATTGCCATGAACCATAGGGCTTATTCTATGCGCGTTGAAATGCTTGCAAAACTTGTTAAAAACGGACAAGCTAACAAAATATTCCACCTTGCCCCTAAAAATCCAGGTTTTACTATTTCCGAAGAATAATTTATGAGTTCCTTAATACGATCCATTTTAGAAGATAAGTTTTCAGCTTATCTTGCCGCAAACATAACCGATACGCCTGTTCACAAGGGCGTTACCGATGATGTAAGATCTTTGCCATTGATTATTGTATCAGCTTCCAATTCTAAGCCAGATAAGGATTTAGGCGCTAGTCCGTTGGGTAATTATCAGGTTAAAATGGAAATCTACGTTTATTCATCTGCCGACGATGATACCCTAGAAACCCATAGGACGCGAGTAAGCAAAGTTCATGGTCTTATGGCTGATTTAGCAGCTCTACAAAGTCTATGGAATTACAACGGATCTGAAGGTAAGTTATACGCTTGCTGGATAGAAGCTGATGAAGAAGGCATGAAAAGCCGAAATTACGGAAATATGATAACTTATACAGCTGTAGCGGTAATCCCGCCAGCCGTTTGACATTTGGCAATAGATATAATCTTTCATTATGCCTTCATCCCCCACAGAATTTGGAGTAGCTTTAGTTTTCGGACCATTAGACGAGGTTACAGGTATTGTAGTTCAGTCTGATAGCCATACTCAACGTTTTGCATTAGACATTGAAGTAATGGACGAACAAGGTCGCGTGATCACTAATCGTTTAGATGACTCTCGTAATGAAATCACTATTGAAGGCGTAGTTTCGTCTCAAGATAGCGTAGCGATTGGTAGCAAATTAACCTATGGTGGAGTTTCCTACATCGTTAAGGATGTAACAGATCGCGGTAGCAATCAAGAGTTTCGCAAGTTATCTGTAAAAGGAATTAAATACCAGGAGATTGCTTAATCAATAGCGGCACATGGATAGCCGCTATACACAGTCCGTAAAGACTTCCATACTCAAAATGGAAGTGGGTGGCTATGTAATTTTACCAATTACATTAAGACATAGGTTGATATTGGAGGATATTGAGTCTCCAGCTGTATTTACCGATAAGGTAATGTCCCCTCAGGATCTAATTACAGCTATAAAAATCCTATCAACACATAATCTAGAAGAAATGCTAACCTTGAAAGTTAAAGAGCAAGACAGCATTTTATTGTTAAAGTTTCTTAATGATAATGATTACTATTTGTCCGAATTAGGAAAATTGACTGAGTATATTTCAATGCAGGAAAATCATCCTGTAATTTGGGATAAGAAAGAAAAGAAATCTAAAACAGGTATAAACCTAATACTATCATGTATTACAGGTTTAATGAAAATTGGCCTAACTTACGAACAAGCTTGGACAATGCCTGAAAGTGAAGCTATTTGGATGTATGTTTCTAACGCTATTTCGGAAGGCGCAGAAATAGTAATAATAACCGATGATGATATTAAAGCTATGGAATTAGCTCAAAAATTATCTGAGCAATATAAGAAAAACAAATGAGCGACGAAGTAAAAATTAAATTTGTAGCGGATACGTCTGGGTTAAGTAACGTTAAAATTCCAGGTCAGATCGAAGCCGAAGGCGGTGGAAAACCACCTACACCACCTAAGCCGCCGACGCCACCTACGCCACCTACGCCGCCTACGCCACCTACGCCGCCGCCAGGTCAACCAGGAAGTAGTTTGCCACCCCCTCTACCTGGTCAACAGAAAACAGCCGTTTCAAAACAAAGTAGGCAACCATTTCCCTGGGAAAAAGGTTACAGCGAACAATTTAGTAACGAGCTAACTTCTAGTCTAGCTTCAACATTATCTGGTTTTAATTTATTTACAACAGCACTAAACGCTGGCGCTGAAGCAGCTAAAATGTTTGTTCAAGCTGTTCAAGAAGGAACACAGTATGCTAGAACAATCCAGAAAACATCTAGAATAACAGGTTTATCAACCGACGAAGTTCAAAAATACGGCTACGCTGCTCAAATGACAGGTGTAAGCATAGAGACATTTACAAATGCTATGGCAAAGGCAAATGAAGTGCTAGGACAAGCTAAAATGGAAGGTGGCGCTGGTGTATTGGCTTTTAATCGTCTCAAGATCAGTATGGCTGGTGTTAGGGACGGAAGTGTTACAAACATTGATATATTAAAACGACTTTCTGACGCGTATAAAAACAATGCTGGTGACGCAGAAATAGCGCGTATTGGAACTCAATTACTTGGTAATGAGTTTAAGAACATGATACCTTTGTTGAGAGAAGGATCATTGGAAATAGAGAAATTAGGTAAAAATGCGCCTCATCTTACACCATCTGAAATAGAGTCAGCTGCTCAAGGTAATAGATCTGCTACAAATTTAATTGAAACTATTAAAGCTAAAGTTTCTGACAAAGTATATGGTTTTTCTCAACAAACAGCACTTACAAGAGATCAGATTATAGGAAAATATAATGCTGGTAAAATAAGCAAACAAGAAGCTGCCGATTTGCTTTCTCAAACAACCGATGTATCAGTAAAACAAACAACTAAAAATATACTTGGCTTTGACGGCGCTCTTGTCGCTGGTGTAGCTGGCTTATTACAGGGTGGACCTGTTCAAGCTATGACTAATTACAATATGGTAAAACAAACACAGAAATATACTTCAGCGCCAGATATAAACAAATTTGGTGCTAGGTATCCAGGCGAGTCACAAGGCGAATTTATTGCTAGATTGAAGTCTGAAGGCGTAGGAAAGACGAAAGCTGGTCAAGACGTATTAGATGAACTTCAAAAACGAAACGTTAAAAAGGAAGATCTAAACGTAGGAATTTTCCAAGCTGCTTCAAGTCTGCAAAAAGTTGGCGGTGGTGACGTATTATCTGCCGTATCAAGAGTAAGCGCACTTGACAATATTGATAAGAACACCGAGAGATCCGCAAACGCACTAGAGACTATTGCTGCTGGACAAGGCGGCGGTTCTTCCGTAAATACTCCACCACCAGCTGATACCAATAACCAAGTAGCAAAATAATTTATGCCAAACGCAACTAGAGGTGGAGAAATAACTTATACACAAGAAGGTGTAGATATTAACAGCATATATGTTGTTGATAAAAACAGATCTATTCAGCACGACGGATTTGGTTTAATTACACTACAAATTAAATACACAGCTGACTCAGACAGAATGGATTGGGTTGATACCGATTTCAAACGCGGTGATAATCCATTAAGCGATGACGGCGCTGAGTATTGGAAAAGATTTACACTATATAAAGTAAGCGGATCTTCAAATGATGGTATTTGCACAATCACAGCAGATTATTGTGGTATTGAGTTTAATTCACCTACAACAACTACACAGGTTCAAGTAACCAGCGCTTCAGCTCAAGAAGCTATTGAGACTCACCCCAATTTTACAGCCATTCAAGTTCCTAGAATAGGAACAAATGGAAGTAAGGATCAATCAGGAAACGCAATACCCTTAGCTGGTCCAGCTAAATATATTAGTGATAATGAAAGTGATTTAACTAAAAATCCTAATCGCGCTCACTTTGCATATACGGCTCAAGCTGCAACTCAAGTTGTTCAATATCAATTCGTAGGTTTCCTTCCATCACAGAAACCTGAAGATCCTGTTAATCTAAAAGCTGGTGTCCGTTCTTATTTTAGACCTAATACAATTCTTCGTTGTCTTGCATACACATCATCTGCCGAACTTGCAAAGCAAACATTGAGAAGGGTTGGTTGGATAAATTACGGAAATGTTGGTGCTATTGTTTTACCACCACCTTATAATAATTTATGTCAAGAATACACAGCAGATCTTCCAGCAAAATTGCCAAAAGGAACACCGCCAGATAGAAAAAGAAATTTCTTATGCACCAACGCTTCAATGGAAGTCTATGGTGGTCTATATAAAGTCCAAGCAGATTTAATGATGAGTGGTGTTATTGGTTGGGATCCAGATATTTACCCTGTTGAGTCAGTAATAAATAAATAATCTAAAATGGGAATACATGGCTTTTCAAATAATTCAGGTGGTGGTTTTGATCCTGGTGAAGCCATCTATGCAAAGTCCTTAAACAAACTTGCTCAGCAAGCCGATAGGGGAACAATCGGGCCATCTGAAGGGTTGGACATTATCAATTCTAATGGTGGAACATCTATATTTATTCCACCAAAAGTTGACTACGGCGTTGCTCAAACACATTGTCCATTTGAATTATATTTATCCACAAGAGAATATAAAGGTCAGATGGGTAATGAAGCAGCTCAACTAGTTCCTTGTATAAAAGTATGGCCTGGAACAGTAAATAACATTGTTCCTATTTGGGTTCCTTATGATGACACTCCATTAGATGAACAACCCCCACCATTCTTCCCAAAGAAAGAAGGTGGAATTGACAATGGAGGTTTAAAGTTTGATCAACCATTCAAATACTATTTTTACTTGGATATATCTGGATCTGGTTCATCACCAGAACAATTTACATTCCCACAAGATGTTGAATTTTGGGGTTCAGAAAGTCCAGCGCCACAAGATACTGATTACCATACTTATCTAACTATTGGTTACGCGGAGAATGTTGCAATACCTAACACAAGTCCTGTTCAATATGCTTTTCAAATTGTAAATCTTACGGCTTGCGGCTCAAAATGGGTTGAGAGATTAAAGTGTGGAACTAACACAGCAGAGTATTATTGGGGGGTAGTATAATGACTGATGGTCCATTATCCAGACGCAAGGTAGGTCTTTTGTTTAATCCATACGATCCTATCGAAGAAAGAATAGGTTTGGGTAATGGAATAACGAATGATATATTAGGACACGTTAAATGGGGTCAATATGGTAATAAATTGCCATTGTTTTCTTGGTGGAAAGACAATGATCCAGAAACAGGTATAACCGATGGTGCTTGGTTTCCAACTTCTAATAAAGCTGTTAAATTTAAAGGTTCAGTTTTTACTGCTAATTCACATTTAAGTTATTATTTAGAAATTACAGAAACATCAAACGATATGGTTGGTGTTGGAAGTAGTGCATTTCGTAATAATTATTGGTTTTACCCTTTTCCTGGTGGCGGTGTTCCAGGACTAGGTGGTGTAGGGAATAATTATCTTGGAAGTCATTTAAAATATACTTTTACAGATAGCGATGGAAATTGGGTTAATCCACCATTTGATGAAGGAACAGAATATTGCGCAAATAGTAGTGCAAAAACTTTACAATTATCAAGTAAAGATGATAAGTTTTCTTATTGGCAACAAATAACCAATACGGCAACTCCATCTGGTGATTTAACCTATGCTTACGAGGGTGTTCAATTTGATAAAGATTATAATCCAAAATTGTATGGATGGAAAGAATGGAAAACAGGTAATCTGAAAGATTTTTATTGGAAGGAAGATGGGCAACCAATTACTTCAAATGATTTGGTTAATACATTTCCAAATCCAATTAAAACATACCCAATATATGTATTAGCAAGAGATACTGATTATACTCCATATCAAATATATTCAACTGATTATACTGTTGAACCAAGATACGGATTGTTTGCACAAGTCGCTGAAGTCGGAGATAATCCTTATATAGCGTTTCAATCTCCAGCCGTTAATTATAGTTTCTTAAAAGATTTGAAAACTATGAAGATAGAAATATTTGTTGCGATGAGTGGAAGGCCTTGCACACCTTGTTACTATGCTGGAAAGAAAGTTAATTTTGTTATCAAATACCAAGAGGGTGATGTAACAATAGAAAAGACAGGTAATTATACTACATCTGGAAATTACTTAGAATATAAATTTAATTGGGGTGAAATAAAAGAAGTTAAAAAACAAGGAACATTATCTGGAGATAAAGATAAATGGATTTCAAATAGTCCACAAAACGAATTAGATAAACAGAAACTTTCTGAAGTTATTTGGGCTGAAGAAGATCTACCAAAAGGTAAAGCAAGGCGCCTGGTTGATTTTTACGTTGAGTCTATAGAGTGATTTTGACACATTTGACTTATGGCAAGGCATAACTCATTATGGCTATAAATACTTATCGTTTTTGGATGGCAACTGACGCTAATCGTTTATTAGCTAATCAAACTTCATTTATTGCCGCTTCGTCCCCTATTTTCTATCAAGGTAATGAGGCAAATTTAGAACTTCATATTGTAGCGTCAGCTGGCGTTGGTAATACCCCTGTTGAATTACCCTTCCCAGCTGGCGCAGCAATAACTGTAGCCGTAGGCGAAACAAATGCCTATCCAACAGGCGGCACATGGCAGCTCATGGTCAATGGAATGGAAACAGGCGATATGCCATACAATGCTACGGCTACTATTGTTCAAACAGCTCTAAATGAATTACCAGCTGTATTGTCGGCTGGTGGAGTAAGTGTTTCTAAGGTTGGAGACGCCTATAATATAACTTGGAATACTTACGGATCTAAACCTTTAATCGAACAAGGTTCTGACGCGCTAACACCAGCTTCATATATAACAGCAACATTGGTTCAAGCTGGAACCGAAGAATTAAAAGAAATCATTTTCGTTGAACTTCGTCAAAATCCAATAGCTTTGTCTAACACATGGACAGCGCTACCAAGTCCTGTAATTAGTAATCAGATTATTCAAGCTTGGGACGGATCTACAAAGATTTACAGAGTTAATATTGATCCTCAGCCAAAGTCGGGGTCTTTTAATATTTTTTATAATAACCTTTCTTATACATTTAGATATAATGTATCAGCCGATGAGATTGCTAATGCTTTAAACTTACAAGTATTCAATACAGGTTTTTCACAATGGGATATTGTATTAACTACTAATACTACATTAGAAACGTCTGGAACTTTAATTGGCTATAGCGGTTATTATGGTTCTATCAATTTATCAACAGCTGAGTGCCACCAATTCTTAAATGGTGAAGCTCGTAAAGCAACTACGATTGAAGTATCAATAAGTGTTGATGATAAGAAATATACACTACTACAAACATCATGTGTTATAGCTTCCGATGTTATTACTGATGGGGCAATACTTCCTTTGCCATTGGGAACGCCTATTTCCAATGACCAAGCCAATGCTCGATTTGTAAGAAGGGACGCGGATCAGAACCCTAGTAATACAACAGTAAATCAGATTTGGAAAAATCTAGGAACTACAACACTTGATGGTGTAAATATCGCAACCGCATTAAGTTCCTCCAATTCACCTGGTCCTGGAAACGCGTTTGCTACAATGAGCGACATTGGATCAGCTGAAAATGTTTGGGGTAGTATTACAGGGACTCTTAGCAACCAAACAGATTTACAATCAGCATTAGACGGCAAGTTGTCTTTGAATGGCGGGACAATTACAGGCAATATTAACTTAAATGCAAATCTATATGTTAATAATAACGATAGTTATGACTCTTTGTTTATTGGTAATGATTTTATAAGTTTTCAAGCAGACCTTGTAAGATTAGATAGTAATGGTATATCATTAACAGGTGGTTTTGGATTTATAACATTTGCCGACTCTACAACCCAATCCACCGCAGGACTACCGCTTACAGGTGGTAAAATGTCTGGTGCTATAAATCTTGATACAAGAGGACCAGGAGATGATGGCCCCTGGTCACAAGCTTTTATCGGTGGATTTGGTGCAACTGATAGTTCAAATGGACACAATACATTTTTTGATACTGAAGGTTTATATGTAAATGGTGCTAATGGTAAGTCTGTTACAATTTCCAATACTGAGGTAACATCAACTAATCTGCCTATTACGTTTTCAAAACAAGTTGGAGATCCTGGTGAAGATGGTTATAGAAAATCTACTTTTACCCAAAACGAAAATGGTTTCGATTTAACAAGTGATGCGTTTATTGGCATTGATGGTTATCAAAGTCAATTAACATTAGATCACAATGGACTTCAAATAAATTCCTCTACAGTATTAGACGAAAATTTTTTAATCAATCCTACTGTATCTGGACAGGTAGTAATAAACATACCTGTAGGAGACAATATTGCACCACTCAGAATGTCTGCAGGAAAGACACCAGCACAGCCCGCAGTCGGTGACATTTGGATTTCTACATCTAGTATGAGATACAAAGACTCATCGAATACAGAACGTATTATCGCTGACACTAATCGAGTAAATGTATTTACTGCTTATCAAACTATTCAGCAAAGCACAAGCAATCCAACTTTAACAATTAACAATTCTGGATCTGGTGCTTCATTAAAAATTACAAATACAGGAACAGGCGAGTCTTTGCGTGTTGAAGATGAAACCAGCCCAGACGCAACGCCTTTTGTAATAAGTAATTCTGGACGCGTTGGAATTGGTATAGCGCCAGACGCAACTTCAGCTCTTAAGGTTGACTCAACAGGTATTAAATTTAATTCTATTGCTACCGCGCAGACTGTTCCATTCTTACCACCACCTAGCGACGGAAACTATTATGTTTATCGTAATGGTGCATGGCTGGCAGCTACTGTCTTTACTCAAGGTGGAAAGAATTACCTTACTGTATAATTTATGGCATACCTAATCACATCCACAGTTGGCCTTTTAATTGGATTTATTGCTGGTGCTTTGTTCTTTCGTAACAATGCTCGAAAGCTTACAGATAAAGAGATGGAAGGCAAAAGACTCATTGACGCACTTAAGGGGCGATGACCTGTGCGGCTAATCCTTTTATCCATTTTATTTTTTATCGGAATGGTTGGCTGCGCGTCCGTTATCAAGGACACAGCCAAAGGATCTGTAGCTACAATCGTTGAGGACTTTGACGAATACGATTTATCGGACGCTACTGATGAAGCGCTGGCTGTAGGTAAGGCCAATGGGACTTCGTTGTTCACATACGTTGGACTAGGTTTGTTTGCAACAGGCGCGGTATCGTTTGCCTTCTTTGCGCGAGACGCTGGATTAAAGTTAATCGCCTGTGGTGCATTGGCTGGATCAGTCCCCTACATTGTCCAATCGGCTTACTTTAGTATAATTGTTAGCGGCGCACTACTCGTCGCGCTGCTTATTGCCCTATACCACCTATGGTGGAAAGTTAAACAATCCGAAAATGTCAACTCCTACAAATAACCCCGAAGATCTTGGCATTGTCCTAAAAGACGGCGTAATCGCTGGAACGCTCGGCGCCGCCGCGATGGTTGCCAGGTTAATGCTCTCTACCGAACCTGTAACGCTAGGTTGGGTTATCCGTAGGGTATCAGCCGCCGCGATTACATCAATCTTTGTAGGTTGGGCATTGGCAGATCAGATTAGCAGCCAACCATTGAAATTTGCCGCGATTGGCATATCTGGTTATACAGCACCTGAGCTATTGGATTACGGACTTCGTTATCTCAAGCAAAGGGGCGAAAATGAAATCAAAAAAATTAAAAGTGAAAAAGGAAAAAAGCACAAAAGGAAGTGATAATAACCTTATCATATCCGTCATAGTAATTCTATCAATGTCTTGCTTATGTGCCGCCTACACCTCTTTCATTGTTAATAAGGTATTGAGTGATCTAAACGACTCTCACGCCCTAGCTTTAATCATAACAGATAATGGCATAGTTTCAGATGACGCTAATTTGCAAAACAATCTTTCTTCCTCTACGGCTGCCCTAAGATACTCTTACGATATATCTATTGCGATTATCGTATCTTGCTTAATGATCAGTTTGTCCCTAGCGTATCGTCAATTTAAGCTTCGTGCTTAGTCCCTACGTAGAATATACCTGAACCAACTTTCTTGGGTTCTAGGACTCCGTTGGTTACTAATGCCTTCAAGATACCTTCAGCTTCCTCGCGCTTCATGCCATGATCTCGCTCAAGCTCTTTCAGTATGTTGACGCGCGCCGTCATGGGCTTAGTCCCATAATGGTCGAATTGTGGACCAAGCTGAGTTAAACAGAACTTGGAAGTTGTAGGCGCTACTTCCCATAGCACCTTACCTTCGGCATGGCGCAGCTTGATTGTAAGGGTAGGTTTGCCGTCTGGGTGACGCATACCAGCTAGCTTACCGCGTTTGGTTAAGTTAAATGAGAATATGGGGTTATTCTGATCTTCGCGCCTGACGTTAATAATAGCTCTTGCCCAATTAACCAGCTCACTACTCCCTAGACCAGAATAGGCCATATCGCTGATTGTTTGCCCATCTGTGACCTCTTTGGGCTTGGGCTTACCTTCGTGGTGGGTAAATACGATAATGCACCCTGTATCCTTAAGGATTGGCTGGATTAGGTTACGGAGAAAGTGACTAGCCACTTCTTGCTTGGACAGATCCCCCCCTACGTAGGATAGCAGCGGGTCGCAGAACAATACGTCCAGCCCTAGACGAACAACTATCTTTCGGCATAAATCCGCGAAATCCTTACCTGTCTTGGTTGTCTCCGTATAAAATCTTAAGTTTTCGCGCAACATTTCCTTTTCTTCGGGTTTCAACTGCATTGACGATGTTACACCCTGATAGCTCTCAGCCATATCACCAACGTCGCACTCGGCCTGGATTACGGCGATTTTCAAAGGTTTCTTGACAGGTATGCCAAAAAGTTCGCGTCCTATTGCCCATGAGACGGCTGTTTGCATGGTGAAGCTGGACTTACCTATACCCGATTGACCTGTAATAAGCAACGATCCACCCCTACAAAGCCAGCGCCCATACCCGATGACATGGTTCGGGTCGTGTTGAGTGTCGTAGGTTTCTAGGAAATCGGTCTTAAGCTCATCAGGTAAGTCTTGCCCTTCCTTCCAAGCTATCCAGCTATCCCAATCGTCGGCGCCGACATTGAGCGCCAATACCTTTTGCTCATTGTCCCCGCGCATGATACCGCCCAATCTTGACCAGCGCGATGGGTTCTTGTTCTGCGGATCTGGTTCATGATCAGACAGGAACTCATAAATCTGATTACGTCTGGCTTCCCATTGTTGCTTATCTTCCGCGTCAACTTTAACCCAAGCATGGACTGACTTGCCACCTGAGTCTATCAAAGCCGTTATAGGCAAATTGGATTGATGGAATATAGCTATCTGTTCCTCTTTACTCTTTTTGTCGAACTCGACTAGAACGTGCCGATAGCTGGAGATACCTGTATCCGCGCCTGTTACATCATCTTCCTTGTAAGGATTGATACGAACCCAAGCGCCTTGCTCGGTATCGTCGAATTTCTTATGCTTAGCGCCTGGACCGAAAAACTTAGTTATCCATTCCGATCTTGTAATAAATATACCCTTAGAAGCTGGATAGAACCTACCATCTTCGGACTGACCAGCTTCATTGGTGATACAAACGATTTCTTCATCTTTGAAAGCTGCCAATAGTAAGTCAGCCGTAGTTAATGGAATAGATCCGAAAGCTATCTCGGCTACGCGCTTCGGGTCGAACATCATTCGACCATTAGACCCCAATACTTTGCTATTGCCTAGTAGCCAACCCTTCGGTTTTTCGTGCGGCTTAACGTAAGCGTCGTTCAGCTTGTGGCGCAAATCCTTCTCACTCCATTGAGGACTACAATGGCTTATATTCCACTCATTAAGTAAATTCCAAGCTTCGTCGTATGGCAAATCAAAACCATTCGCAAGAATAGAAGCTGCTCGATACGTGGCGGGGTGTCCACCAGCGCCTGAGATAGCAGACGGAAGTTTGGCAAGGTAAGCTCTCGCCCCCTTGATACGATCTTGTGTGGT